GTATAAAATAATAGGGGAGGCTTTTTACTGCCTCCTCCTGCTCTTATTTCCAGAAAAATCTATCTACAGATACTCCATAGAATTTAGCCAGATTGTAAAGTACTGTAGCCTTAGGGATCCGTGTACCTGTTTCCCACCTGCTTATACTTACCTCTGTATAACCTGTACCTTTTACCACATCTTTTAGAGTGTATCCCTTTTTCTCTCTTACCTCTCTAAGGTTATGTGCTAAGGTTTCCTCTATTTCTCTCATGCCATCCCTGCCTCATATACCTGTTTTCTAAGATACTCCAGCTCCTCCAGATCATTATAATAAAACTCCTGCACTCCATTAAATCCCTGCATCTTCTGCTCTTTGCCATCCTTAAGGATCGCCTTAAACCATGCTCCAGCCTGTGAGATAATCCCCAGCATGATAGCCAGATCTAAGGTATCCTTAATCTCATCCACCCCTGTACTGTAGTTGAGTGTGTAAGTTTGGAGCCTACGATCATTTTTAGTAACCTTGTTTTTCTCCACCTTTACACTTACCAGATTACCACTAGGGTTAGCATATCCGCTACTTACCTCTTTATACTTCTCATCCAGTAAGGAGCCCTTTGTAAACCATAAGATCTGTGAGCACGCATGAGCTATAGCGGTACCACATGGGATCTTAAAGGGCTTATACGGATTTCCAATATTTTCTCTGAGCTGGTTAATCATAAGAAAAGTACACTCAGTTTTCTTGCAAAGCGGTACAGCCTTATCACAAAAGGCTTTCATAAGAGCACTGTTACCGCCATAGCTTTTCTCATCTAAGCCCTTTTCCTGTACCGCCTTAGGGATAATGAATGGAGCACTATCTAATACTGCTAAACCTACCTTACCAGATCTTATGTAGTCTAAGAGCATATCTAAGAGCTCCTCTCCATACTCACTCTCTGGCTGGATGAGGATTACCTTACTCCAATCTACCCCCAGAGTTTCTCCCCACTCCTTATCTATCGTATTTTCTGCATCCAGATATACACAGTACTTATCTTTGTATTTCTTTTGGAAATTAGAGATAATATCCAAAGCTGTAGTAGTTTTACCACTCTGAGGTAATCCTACCAGCTCTATGATCCTCCCTACAGGTACTCCTCCTCTGGTTAAGTAATTCATCATAGGGGAGGTATAGGGGATAAACTCTATTCCCTTAAGATCCGATGCTTTACGGATTATATCCGTTTTGTATTTTTTATTTACCTCCGCTATGAGGTTATCTATTTCTGCCATTAAATATCTCCCTCCGCTCTATGATTAGCTCTCTCTGTATCAAATCCCTCTGGGTATCTAGCTTTGAGCTTAGCAATATTCATCTGGAGGATCTCATCCAGATCGAAACCAAAACTATAACAGATCATAGCCATATACCACATTACATCTCCCAGCTCTTTTTTAAGATGCTCTCTATCAAGATCCTTTTCGTGAAAAATCCACTTTTTAATCATATCCAAAGTTTCTCCTGCCTCTCCTGCAAGCCCTAAGCATCCGTTAAGCACTCCTCCCAGATCCTCTACTACAGACTTAAAGCACTTAGGCTTATCTGGTCTATGTAAAAGCTCAATAGCCTTTTCGATCCTGTCTGTTGCATTACCGTCATTAGTTCTCATAGCTAACTCTACATATTCTTTTCCTGTCATTTTAATTATCTCCTTTCTCACACCACTCATTACAAGTATCGTTATAGGCTGTAGGGCATCCATAAGCATCACTAGCCTCACAGCTACACACAAACTCTCCACCATCGTAACAATTATTACCGCAAGTACCGCAACACTCCATTACTGCTCTCCTCCTAACTCCTGCATAATGCCTACCTCCGTATTAAAGAGGTTTACATCTGCATCCGTGATACCTAAATTGTAATTTAACTCAATTACATTTCTAATAATGGCTATGTCTACTCCGCCTCCCTCATTAGGGCTAAAAAGTACAATACCATCATCACACTTAAAAGCTGTTTCTCCAGAGATCTCTACACCATTCTCCTCCAGATATGCTAAAAACTTATCTAACTTTTCCTCCATACCTAACACCTCGCCATAACATCTCTCATCATATCCAACTTTTTAAGCTCCTCTACAATATCGCCCTCTGGCTCCATTACAACTACTGGCATCAATAAAGCCTGTATAGCCTTAACATCTGGAGAATAATACTCCTTATTATCCACAGTAGTTATGCTGTATCCCATTAACTCCTCTGAGCTCCTACTCTCCTCCAGCTTTGCTATCTGGTTCACATTAAGCCAGATAGTAAGGTTTCCGCTCTGATCCTCAACTCTTATAAACATCGCCTTTTATGCCTCCTTAAAATATTTCTACACTGTACATAGAGATCATCATCTATATTTCTGAGCTCATGGAGATCTCTATGTAGCTGGCTCTTACTTATACAAAACTCTTTAGCCATTTTACGGATACTGTCTTTAGGGTTATCAATTAGCCACTGTGCCTCCTGCTTACATCTATCCTCTATGGCTTGCCTCCTAAAGTACTCATAAGCCCATCGCTCCATAGGCTTAATCCTCCATAGGATCCTCTGGCTCTCTGGTATATTTATCCTTACTAAATCTATCCAGATCTACCTCTGCTATCCTCTTTGAGAGGGATTTCTTTAATCCGCTGTAGATCTTCTCAGCCATCTCTAACTTAACTTTGAGGCTGTTGTAAGCTCTGCGGTAAATAGCCTCTACTAAGGCTTTATCCTCTGTGAGCTGTTCTACTCTGGCTTTTTTCTCCTGCACAGTACCAGATACTTTTACCATCGCCTCATTTTGAGCACTTTTCTTAGCATTAGAGGCTAGATCTACCTGCATACCCAGCTCCTCTACTCTCTGCCCTGCATAATACATAAGAGCTGGGATCTTAACACAGTAGTACTCTATCTGGCTATCTGGTATATCCTCTATAGAGTTTTCTCCGATACTCTCCATAATCATATCCAGCTCTGAGATAGCACTATCAAGCTCCTTACTAAAATCTGCTATTAACTCATTTGAGAGGGTTATTACAGGGGAGCTCTCCTCTTTTACCTCCGCTATGATTTTCTTTAATTTATCGCTCTGTACCATCCTCTACACCTGCCTCCGCTTTGATCTCTTTTACACAATCAGAGCAATAACAACCCTCATAGCCCTCAATCTTGTATAAAAAGCACATCCAATTTCTATTCCACTTTCCCTTATCGGAGCATCTCTTACATGATCCCTGCCCCTCTCCTGTACACTGAGTTACTTTCATTTCACACCTCCAAAATATCTACTTAACAAGCTACTCAAATTATAGGAATACTTAACCCTTTTCTTTCGCTGTTCAATTCTTACACCGTTTTCCTTGCACCACTCTACAGGTACGCTCTTACGCCCCTCTGGTTTTATCTCAAAATCTCCCTTAGCTGTTACTATGTAAAAATCTCTTACAAGATCCTCAAAAGTTATATAATAGGTTTCCTCTAAATCCCTGTAATTTAGGAGAAAACCACAGTAAACTCCTTTATGAGGAGTAGCTTTCCTCATCCCCCTAAGCTGACTGTTACGGATCTTTTCCAGAGGGATACTCTTACCCTTGTGGGATTTTAGCTCTAACAAGAATGTAAGAGGATATTTATAAAGGCGGAAATCCGCTGGATTAGCAACTCCCTTAAATCCTGCGGTATCATCCTTATATCTCTCTACATAAAAATCCTGTGGGAAACTGGCTTTTATTTCCTCCTCAAATAGCTTTCCTACACTCTTAGCCATTGTTTACCCCCTTAAATCTGCTAGGAGTAAACTTACATTTCTTTCTGCGATCTACATACATAGATCCCTCTCTATCAATACCACAGTAGTAAGCTCCTAGCTCTCTACCACAATGCTCACAGTTACCACATACCGCTCTCAACGCTGTATTTTGCCCTGTAGAGGCTTTTTTCTTTTTGCCTGTAGACTTATTAGCCTTTTTTCTGTTTGTATCTTTCTGGGCTGTCTTAGGCTTTTCTGGAGGGTTAGGATGTACCCACTTACCAGCATCCACTAAAGCACACTCATTTTTATATCTACAGTAAGTACACTTGCTATCATCCTTTTCTGGAGGGATCCCTGTTTTACAAGCATTGTTTACAGTTCGTATCTTATTAAGTACTGCCTGTTTCATCTCATCGGTTATTTTCCAGAGGTACGGTTTCTTTTTACAGAAATTTCTATCCTCATAAAAGAAAAGGATATAATCTATCCCCAGCCCCATACCATAACAAGTAGCTTGCCACTTGTGATCCGCCTTAGGCTCATAACGGTTACTAAACTGGTAAGTACTCTCTGTTTTAATCTCTAAGATCACATCCTTACCATTAAATCTAATAACTCCGTCTGGCTGGAAATAGATAGAGAGCTCATCATTTTTACACCTGCCCTCTGTGTGATCCTCATTCCAGCCTACAAACTCTGTTTTAATACCTTTAGCCTGTGCCTCTTTTACCATCTCCTCCAGATCTAAGCACTCTACGCCCTCCATACGCTCTACTATGTGCTGTATGTCTAAGTGCCTATCTGTACCACTCTGGCATATCTCAATAAGATTTACCTCACTCTGCTCTCCGTTCTGGGAGCCTCCATGTACTCTCTGGAAAAATAACATACGCTCACAGCCATACATAGAAGATGGGCGAATATACTCAGATGGGGCTACCTGCCTCTCCTCCAGCTCCTTAGCCTTTACAGCCTCCTCATAATTTTTAAGAAACTTATCCTCAAAGGATACGCTCTCTGCATTTTTTCCTTGTGCTACTGCTATTAAGCTCTTTAATCCCATTAGTGACCTCCTAACATAACTCCGATGATATAGAGCTCAAATAAGAATACAAAAATACTTAAAGCTCCAACAAAATCTCCTACCAGCTCACAGCCCTCTCTATGAGTTCTGTAAAATCTTCTCCATTTTCTTTTAATCCGTCTTACCATCCTTGATCCTCCTGTTTTGATTGATAAGTAACCTAATCACAAACGGTAAGTAAATTTAGATAAAAAAAAAGAGGAGGCTTTTTACGCCTCCTCAGAGTTAATCTTATAATCTTCTACCCAACGGATCCCACGGAGTATATCCTACAGGACTATAAAAAGAGCGTGGATAAATATAAGGATCTTTTTTCCAACCCCACTCTTTTTCCTTTGTTTCTGCCTCCTGTTGATAAATTATCTGCTTACAGGTAGATTTAGCATACTCAATCTCTTTTTTAGTTCCTACTGAGTTCTCAGAATGTAGCAAAACATAAATAGCATCACACTGATCTATCATAGCCTTGTTAATCTTATAGTAATCTGCTAAGCCCTCTGGTAAAAATGATGGATTAAGTACTATATGCCCTTTACTTCGTACAAACTCCTCAGCCTCATTAAAATACTTTTTATAATCAAATCTACCTGTCATAGCTCCAGCTATATAAACTCTCACTTATCGCACCTCCTAGTAATTTGTAATAAATACCTCTATATCCTTACTCTGCTTATCCTTTTTATGATAACTGCAATTACTGTATGTATGATCCAGATAATGTACTGTATATCCCTTAGCCCACTCTTTAAGTATTGTGTTTTCTTTTCCTTTACTCTCAAACACATTAGATAACCCAAACTTAACTCCTGCTTTATCCAGTGCATCCAACTTATCTAAAAGATCTCTCTCCGCCTGCTCTCCCCAGCCTCCATTTTCATTATAAGAGGCTACTGTAATCAGATAAGGAGGATCGCAATATACAAAATCATTCTCTCCCAGAGTATCCAGATCCAGCTCTCTAAAATCTTTACTACTAAACTGTATCTCCATGCTCTGGATCCTCTGCACAAAAGTAATAAATTTTTCTCTTAGTGTCGGATTAAAACTGCTACGATCTTTACCAAAGGGCATATTATAAGCCCCTTTGTTATTAAATCGTATCTGATTATTAAAGGAATAACAGATCAATGTATACAGCATTAAAGGATCTGATTTTCCTTTGTTATAAAGCTCTCTCAAAGCTAAATAACCCTCTTTATTTTCCTTAGATAGATCATAACTGCTTATGTACCCGTCAATTTTCCTAAGGCTCTCCTCAACTCCGATTTTCTTAAATTCCTGTAGCATTTCTGGTACCTGCCACATGAGATCATTAAATACTACTTTCTCCGCCTTAACATTTACGGACACATTCCCCCCCCCCTGCAAACAGGTCTACAAAGGTATTTACCTGTTTTGGAAATAACTCTAAAAGCTGTGGGAGGAGTTTGTATTTTCCACCTGTATAGTTAAGTGGACTCTTTACATACTCCATCAAATAAACCTCCTTTATGTTTTGATCGATCCTAATCACATAAAGGAGATTTCCTTAGATACTAATTTTATGAATTTTTCAAACCTGCTACCAGAGTATATACCTGCTCTGCCTCCTCATAAGAGAGTTTTGTATAATCAAACTCCTTAAGCCAGCCTACCATACACTTTCTCTTATTTTCCTGTATAACCTGCCTACCTCTTTCCTCAGTATAAGGCTCTAAATAAAGTGAGGTTCTACCGTATCCAGAGGATCTATGATACTCATATCCGTTACTCTTAAATCTCTCTTTTTTACCATCCCCATACTCTATATCCAATAGCCCTGTAGAAGTTCTTTTTACCAAAGTACCTACATAATAGGATTTACTGCTAAAGTAGCTCGCATACACTATTACCTTATCTCCTACCTGTAAATTTTCTCCGTTAAAATCAAACACTCTTTAACTCCTCCAATACTCTAAAATGATGTACCTCTCTGGTATCTCCCTTTTTAACCTGCACTCTCCTTACAGATCCTACCTCCAAAGGAGTTACGCACTCCTCCAGAGTTCTCTCTTTCTTATCTTCCTCATCGTATACTTTATATCTCACTGTTTACCTCCTACATCATACTTTTTAAGGCACTCATTACAGATAGTTTTCTTTACATATCTATCTAACAAGTTATGCCACACATCAGCCCTCCTATAAGGCTCCATCCAGATATACCTATGGCAATCGTGACACATCACAGGAAATACAGCAAAACGGTTATATCTAATTTTCATCCTGTGCCTTAGCCTCCTGCTCCTGCCTCTTTTCGTGCATCTTCTTACGCTCCTCATACTCCTCTGGAGAGATCTCTATAAAGCTCTTTTCTCCCTCCTTAAAGTATCTGTTTACCTCTACCTTTTCTCCGTGAGATCTCTGGATATACAATACAGCTAAAGTATCAAAATCTCCGTTTTTACGATCTGTGAGGAGCTCATCACATACAATCACATCCGCTTTATTAGATGGCATATAAGGCATAGTAAGAGGGAACATCTCACTATAAATCTTACCAATAAACCCATTATGCCAACACAGGTTAGGATCATCCCATTTAATACAATAATATCTATC